CCTTTCTTCCTTTTCCCAATAGACATCGACTCTTTTATCCATGTAGGTATAATAGTCCCCTTCTCACCATAGACTCCGAGATATTCCATTATTTCATTTGAAGCAACAGTCTTGTCCATGTGGAATATCAATCCGTAAGCTTTAAAAACTTTTTGTATTGTCTTAACCTTAAGTCCAACTTCTTCAGCAGTACCATCAATATACAAACGCAAGAGTCCGTCGTCACTATAAACAGCTAAGACTCCAGTAACACCAGTCGCTTGAGTAGCAATATCCATAACAACCTTCATTGCAAGAGTCCAGAGGAAGTTCAAGAATCCTTCAAACCCACCTGTAACTCCACTTTTTGTACCCATAAACCCTCTAGTATTGTGGTAAACTACAGATGCTCTAAAGAAAAGGTCTATTCTAGCCATCCAATCTTCTCCAGAGAGCTCAGATAAAATTTCGCCTATCTTACGGACTATTTTTTGTGAGAACTTCTTTGAGAATTCACTCATGTCAAAAGAAATATACAAGACACTATCAGACTCACCAATGACAATGCCAGTGTAAGAATTGAGCATTTCCTCTAATTCCTTCCTTCTAGACCTATAATCCTTAACTATAGATATTCCAGATGATTTACTTATAATCTTCTTTGTAAACCTTTCTGCAACTTGAGTCATTATCTTAAGAGCTTGTTCAGCCATATAAAACATCCTAGTTATTTCCTTATGAACTTCACCTAATTTAGGCTCAGTGTTGACAGTGTAACTATGATCAGGATCACTTGTGATAAACTCAGAAAGATCATCTGAAGGTATGTCATCTATAGTCTTTCCAGCTTTAATATACTTCTCTTCAAACTCCTCATGAGCCTTAATGACCATCTTGAATCTCTTCCTTCCTTCCTTGAAATTAAGTTCATCCCTTCCTTTGATTCTAGAGACAATATCATTAACTGAAGTTAGCCTATCCTTCAATGCTCTATAACTGCTTATTGTGATATTAGTTCCAATAGATTCTATATCCTCTTTGCTTAGCCTTGAGTTCTGAGCAGATGCTTTGTTAGAAACAGGAATATCTTGCCTGTCCTCATCGAATGCTCCCCTGACAACTAGAAACTTAACAGCTGCCCACTTTGTATAACCAGCACTAAGGAGAGAGCTAGTCGGAGTAGAAGTAGAATTTATAGAGTTAACAAAAGACTTAGCTATCTCATTATCAGGATCCTTAGCTTCAGCCCTAATGACCAACTTCTGAGCAGAAAGTGATTCATACACAGACTTCCTAGCTATTCCCTCAAATCTATCCATCTTATTTAGATCAACAGGGTTACACTGTTTGAATCCATCAATTGTTTCAAAAGCAACTCCCATGTTTTGATCAGGGTGCGGAACCATTCTAAAGATATTAGCGAGGTTGATAGCTGACTTCCTATCATCAGTTATATCAGTTATATAATCGGCGACCTTCTCTCCATACTTCTCCTTAACACCAGATAAGCCAGCAATATACATATCAACTGGTGCTCTTCCAAGTGATCTACTAGTGTCACCTCTAAGGAATAAGATCTGCCTGGCACACTTGAAGACACTACCAACACCGTTCGGAGTTTTAAGACCAATCTTAGCTTGGAGTCTAAAAAGTTTAAGTAGAGTACTAATGTTACTACCAAGTCCATGTATGTCAGGTGAAAATAGACTCAATATTGCAGCACTTTTAAGGTAGTCAACAACTCTGCTAAAGTGTACATTGGTCATAAAGTAAGTATCCTTTCCCTCACGGAGCTTGTTTACTTTAACGATAATAACGTTACTAACCTGGTAGACCCTAATATCCTTATGTGCTGAAAAACAGTCATTGAGAATAAGTGGACCGTAACTACCATCCCTTTTCCAGGCAGCAACTCTCCCAGATATGTGCTTATTTCCTTTGTCCCTGATGCTCTCAAGATATTCTGCAACTCTTATGAATTTATAGTAATTAACTAAGGCTCTATTGTACTTCTGTCCAGTCTCATACTTATTCCTCTCGTCTACCCAGTTCCCGACTCTGCTCATACTAACCTTTTCTCCAGCAGCAATATCATTCTGCATAATGTTGTCACCCATGGACTTGCTAAGAATGAACCTGTCACTAATTAGATTTTGGATAAGTCTCCAACTTTGGAAATTGCCGTCAATAAGTTTCTTGTCAATATCCTTCTCAAGCTCACCACCCACGAGGTACTTCTTTGATTCCTTAATAATCTTCTCAAAATCATTCTTCAAAAAGCTCTCAGTCATGGTCCTCCTGCTCCTTTCCTTGACA